AAGTCCTAACCAATAGTCAGATTGGTGGGCGAAGGAATATTATCATCAATGGTGCTATGTTAGTCGCACAGAGGGGTACGTCATTTAATTATACTACTACAGATGCTTATTCACTTGATAGGTTTAGAATTGATGTGACAGGTGGTGACAATTCAGCAGGTGCTTTTACATTAACTCAAGCTGATATTACGGATTTGCCGGGATTTACAAAAGCAATGAAGTTTGATGTAACAACTGCTGATACATCTATCGCAGCAGGTGAAGCATTAAATTTATCTTATAGAATTGAAGGTCAAGACTTACAACAATTAAAGAAGGGAACGTCTGAAGCTGAAAAATTTACAATATCTTTTTATGTAAAAGGAACTGCAAAAACATATGCTTTAGAAGTTTTAGACATAGATACAAGTGGTAATAGGAGTATAGCTAAAACATTTAATGTAACTACTTCTTGGAATCGTGTCATACTTACGTTTGATGGAGATACAACTGGACCTTTAGACAATGATGCAAATAGAAGTTTAGATTTAAATTTCTTTTTTCATGCAGGTTCAACTTACACTGGTGGTACTTTACAAACATCTTGGGGAGCTATGACAAATAATGAAAGAGCGGCAGGTATAGGTTCTTTATATTCTAGTACAGATAATGAATTATTTATCACTGGCTTACAGATGGAAGTAGGTGAACAAGCCACACCATTTGAGCATAGGTCATTTGGGGAAGAACTAGCTTTGTGTGAAAGGTATTATGAAAAAAGTTATGAATATGGCACTGCAAGTGGCACAAGCACTGGAGTAGGGTCATTACAAGCAGGAGGAGGTGTTACTGGTGCAACAGAGAGTTTTATTGGTGGATTAACAATAAAATATAGAACTATTAAAAGAGGTACTACAGCAGTAACAATGTATGACAAAAGTGGTAATTCTGGAAAAATTCATAGGGTTCAATTAGGTTCTGTTTCAAGTGCAAATAATACTGCAACAGTAGAAAATGGTGGAACTACTGGGTTTACTGTTTATTCTGCTAGTGGTGCAAGTGCAAGTGGTATTCAAGGTCAATTTGAAGCAGATTCGGAGTTATAAAATGAATATAGAAAATGCTCAATATATACAAAATTTAGATAATGAAATTTCAATGATAAGTGCAACAATAGATGGTGTTGTAATTTTTGTACCAATATCAACTGACAACAGACACTACCAAGCAATCCAAGAATGGGTAGCTGAAGGTAACAAGATAGAGGATGCCGACTAATCATGGAAAGCATTGACCCAATGTTATTTTGGAACATAATCCTAACTATGGTCGTTGTACCATTCGGTTGGGCATTTAACAAGATGTTCCAAGAAGTTAAACGAATACAGATACTCCTTAACAAGACACGAGAAGAGTATGCACGTAAAGATGATGTAAAAGATGATATGCACGAGTTGATGGATGCACTAAGAAGATTAGAAGATAAGTTGGATAAGGTATTAATAGGAAGTAGATAATGGCAATGTTTAGAGGCTTTAAGCCACAAGGATTACAAAAGATAGCCAACAGACTTGGGTATCAAGGTTCTTTAGATAACTTTGATAATTATCTTGAACAGAATCCTGAAAAGAAAAGACAGATGATTGTCTTCCAAGAAGCTGCAAAAGAGATGGCTCGTGGTGGTGTTGTTAAGATGCAAGAGGGTGGCACTCCAACACAGTCTACTCCTTCTTTTACACCTGCAGGACAAGCGTATGTAACAACTCTTGGTGAAGGTCAAGGTCAAGTACCTGCATACTCAGGAGACCCATCACTACAAGATGTTACAGGAACATTATCACAGACAGGTGCTATACCTGTGGGTGCAGTGACACAACCACAACTGACACCTGTAATGCAAGAGCAAATAATACAGCCTGACTTAGGAGCACTAGGAACGACTCCAACGACACCAACAGCACAGGCTATTACAGCACAAGCTGATGCTCCTGTTACTGCAACTGCCACACAAATGGAAGCAGCACAAGCTAGTCCACAAGTGCAAGACGCAATACAAGCTAATCAGGCTGCTCAAACAGATTTAAATGACCCAAGAGCAAAAGTTGTGGCAGCACAACAAACAGCGTCTAGTGTAGCAAATGTAACTGCTGCACAGGGAAACTCTATACAATTAGACAACCCTATACAAAGGCAAATACAAGCAGGTGAACTTATTGACACTACTGCAGATGCAGAAAAAGCAAGGGCATTCACAGAGCAAGTTGAGGCAGCTACATCTACACCAACTGACCAAGCAACTGTGGCAGGACAATTAGCAGGACTGACTGCAAACTTTGATGCAACAAACCCACCTTCATGGGCAGCAGGAGCAATCAGAGGTGTTAATGCAGTTATGCAACAAAGAGGTTTAGGTGCATCTAGCATTGCAGGACAGGCACTTGTACAGGCAGCAATGGAATCAGCATTGCCTATTGCACAAGCAGATGCAAACACTGTAAGAACTTTTGAGCTACAAAACTTATCTAACAGACAACAAAGAGCAATATTAGCAGCACAGCAAAGAGCTAACTTTATTGGATTAGAGTTTGACCAAGCGTTTCAAGCAAGGGTACAAAACTCTGCACGTATCGCTGACATAGCAAATAAAAACTTTACTGCAGAACAGTCAATAGCTTTAGAAAATAGTAGGGCAGCAAACACTGTTAATTTAAATAATTTGTCTAACAGACAGGCACTAACGATGGCAGAGGCATCTGCTCTCGCACAGTTAGATACAGCTAACTTAAATGCAAGGCAACAAGCAGCAGTACAGAATGCACAAAACTTTTTACAGATGGACATGGCGAACTTGTCTAATGAACAACAAACAGGGATGTTTAATGCACAGGCTATAAATCAGTCTCTGTTAACAGACCAAGCTGCTGAAAATGCTTCAAGGCAATTCAATGCAACATCACAAAATCAAGTAGACCAATTCATGTCTAACTTGGCAAATCAGATATCACAGTTTAATGCAACACAATCTAATGCACAGGCACAGTTTAATGCAGGTGAAGCAAACACAGTAGCTCGTTTTAATGCAGAGGTGTCTAATCAAAGAGACCAATTTAATGCTACGAATCAACTTGCTATTGCACAAAACAACGCAGTGTGGAGAAGAGAGATTGCAACTGCAGATACTGTAGCACTTAATCGTGCTAATGAACTAAATGCAAAAGCAGTATTAGATGTATCCAATCAACAGTATGACAACTTATGGCAATTTTATTCTGACACTATGGAGTGGGCATGGAAAAGTGCCGAGAGTGAGTTAGACAGAATAAATGCAATGGCAGTAGCAGAGGTAAGTAAAGAGGCACAAGAATACTCAGCAAACGCTACAAAGGCTGCCGCAGGTAAAACTGCACTAGGTTCTATGATGGGTACATTAGGTGCTGCAATAATAGGTTTATAATAGAGGTATAGATGATTAGGAATCCTGCAAAATCAGTTTACATAAAATTTGATACAATGGCTAGTATGATGAAGATAGATTCAACACCTGCTCTCAAACAAACAACAACAAAAGGTTTGTTACAAAGAGTGTCTAATTTAGATTTCACTAAGAAAGAGGGTGAGAAACAAGAGCCTTTAGAGATAGCTATGGATTACTTTGTAGCAATTAGACAGGCTAGAGAAGCAATAAAAAGAGAAGAAGATGTATCAGGATAGACAAGAACCAATATTTGAATTACCTGTTCCGGGCATGGGATTGACACACGAGGTAGGTGCAAGACCTTGGCAGACACCTGCTAAATACAAAACTGTTGATGAAGTGGCACAGTTTTATATATCACAAATGCAGAGTGATTCTTTTGCCGACCAAGTAACTAATCTACTAGAAACTAAAATGCCTATTACCATGATTGCTAATTCTATGAATACTGTAAATATTATGGAGGGTGTTCATAGTATAGACATAGGCATGATGACTATGCCAATAGTTATGGAAACAATAATGTTAATAGCAGACCAACAAGGCATAGATTATGTAACAGGCTTGGAAAGAGATTATAATACACAAGTTATGGAAACAGACATACATTCAGCAGCAGAACAAGCAAACGTAGAAGATGATTTACCTGTAGAGGATGTTGTAGAAGAAGAGGAAACACCTGTTCCTGAAGAAGCACCTGTGGGTTTGATGGCTAGGAGAACATAGATGGCAAAAGTAGATATAACAAATGAAAATGAAACTAATCAAGAGACATCTACTTATAAAGGTTTTAATAATAAATATTTAAAAGCAGCTTTATTAGCTGTAAGTTCGTACTATTTAGCTAAAAAAGACCCCTATGTATTGCAGGGTATAAATCAAGTTAAAGACAAACTAGAAGAGGCAGACGCTGAAAGCAGAAGAGACTACATAAAATCTAGTGCAACTAGTATTGGAAAGGTTATAGCAGAAAACAGAGCTAGAAGAAAAGAAAGATTAATAGGCTTTAAACAAAAAATTAAAGACTTAAATGTATATACTAAAGATTCTTACTTATCGGCTAATATGGTAAAAGATGGTTTGTATAAAGAAATGTTGAAATTTGGAAAACAGGGCAATGATATTAGTACGCTTTATAGTGTTACAAATGATTTTAAAAAACAAAATAATATTCCAACAGGATTAACTGACTCTGAGTTAGCAAGTGCTCTAGCAGGACCTGTAAATAATATAAGCAAAGATTTAAATACAAAATTTTTAGCACCTAAGAAAACTAGTTTTATATCTAACTTTATAACAGGAGGTGGACAAGAAGATGTTAGTGCTGAAGTTAAAGCACAAATACAAGCTATTGCACCTGATTTAGACGATGATAATATAGATAATATTATGATAGGTGGTGGTTCATTAACCGATAGAGGTAAGCAGTTCTTAACACCTAATATAAGAGGAGACTATACTGCTAGAAATACCAACAATGATATTGTGGCTGCTATAGTGGCTTCTACAGGTGGCAAATTAAAAATAGGTGAAAATGTATCAGGAGAAACTGTTTATAGCTATGATTCTGAAATTAAAGAAAGAATTATTAATGCTAACCTAATGTCTCTAGACGTCAACAGAAGAGTCGCTGAGTTACTACAAAAAGAACAAGGCATGACACGTGTAAAAGCTACTCAATTAATTATAAGACAACTTGATTTGAATAATGCTAACAGTTCTTACATAAAATTAGGTTTATCTACAGGGGTTAATCAAACTAAACTTTCAGATTTTAAACCTACATTGAGTATATCAGAAATACAAAAAGGAACTAAGTCTAATAATATAACTAAAAGTTCAAAAGTAATTTTAAATAAAAAGAATAATGTAGTTAAGTCCAACGTATTGAATTTACCAAAAACAGCAACAGCTATACTAGATAGTTTATTAACATTAAAAAACAATCCACCTATGGGAGGTCAGGGTAATAAAAAAGTAAATACAACCCAATATAACACTGATAAATTTGAGTTAAAATCTAAACTTATGCAGGTGTTAACAGGAGATTCAGATAGTCCTTTTTTTAATGACCAAGCAAAGGCTAATAAATATGTGAATGACTTTTTATCTAAAAATAAAATTTAGAGGTAAAAATGCTAGAAGCTAAAGATAAATCTAGTTACAATTTCCTAGACAAAGAAAATAAAAATAAAGAAAACTTAATTAACAATAAAGATTTTTTAAGTGAAGCTCGTAACTTTCTTGTAAAAAGAGGAGGATATAGTAAAGAAAGATTAAAAGATAATAATGAAGTCTATGAGCAATTTTTAGAACATTTTCGTTATCAAAATGTAAATGAAGTTAGTGCTGTTCGTGATTTAGAATATGCACAAAACGCTAACAAGCAAGACAAAAAAGAGTTTGCAAATCTAATAGAGCTATATGATACTATAGATACAGACTTTAATCTTGAAACTGTAAAAGATTTTGCAGGTGGTATTTTAACTGCTCCGTCAACCTACTTGGGGATATTTACAGGAGGAGCAGGTAAACTAGCTTCAGGTGCAGCAACTCAAGTATCTAAGGTTGCATTAAAAAAACTACTTCAAAAAGGCTTATCTAAAGAAGTAGCCAAAAAAACTCTCCGTAATCAAATCAACAAAAATATAAAAAAAGAAATAGCTAAAAGAGCCACAATTACTGGTGCTATAGAAGGCACTATAGGAACAGGTCAAGGTTTAGCACAGGAGGAAACACGTGTAGAAACAGGACAACAAAAAGAAATAGATGTAGGACAAGTTGCATTGACAGGTGGTGCTTCTGCTTTTGGTGGTGTTATATCAGGTGCTATAGTAGGTAAACAGCAAACTAAATTAGCTAGAGATGCTGCAAAGTTGGCTAGAATATCAGAAAGCTCTGAGAAAGCAATAGCTAAACAGGCAAATGATAACGCAAAAGAAACTATAAAACAAGCCACAACGAGTGGAACAAAAAAACAAAGAAGACAAAATAAAGTTAATATTGGTGTTGTAAGAAGAAGATTAAAAGATTTAGCTGCTCTTGACCCTGATAAAGTTAACTTAGGTAAAAAATTAAAAGAGGATATAGCAAAGGCTAAAGGAGTAGATGGTCTTACAGTTGGTCTACCTACAGAGTTATTTGAAAATATAACTGCTGCAACTTTAGCGTTAGCAGAAGCAGGTAAATTCAAACTAGGTAGAAATCAAAGAATTACATCAGGTATACAACAAGCTATAAGTAAAGGTAAAGAAAAAGGTGGTTTAGATTTACCTGAGATACAAGACATCTTATCTAAATATAATTTAACACTAGATACATTTTCCTTAATATACAAAGCAGAGTTATCAGAAGCAGGTAGAACTCTAGGGTTTTCAGGTGGCTTAACTAATCAGATGAAAAGATTAGGTCAAAGAAGAGCTTTGTCTGATGGTGAAAAAGTAACAGATAATCTAATAAAAGATATAGGAGAGCTAGAAGCAAGAGGAATGACCACTATAAATCCTAATGAAGCCAAACAGATTGCTAGTGGCAAGGCTCAAGATAGATTTTGGGGAACTTTAGATAGAACAAGACTTGGTTTAATGACATCTCAAATAGCTACAACTATGCGTAACTTTGAGAATGCAGGATTTAGAACATTCATTGATGCAGGAACTAGATTTGCCGATAACTTTTTTAGAGTTGGTATGGGATTAGTTGAAAAAGCAACTTTAAAACAAAGAGGCACTCTTGGTGGTAGAGATTTTTCACTAGAAGGATTTGGTGGTGGTGTTCTTGATGTGTACAAAGGGTTACTTGACCCTTATGAAGCTAGAGTTGTAAGAAATATATTTCAAACTAATACTCCTGATTTAGCAACCAAATTGTTTAGAGAAGCTGCAGATTTAGAGTACAGTTTAGTTGGCTCTAATAAAGTTAATCAATCATTAGCTTGGATAGGAACAAAAGCTAATATATTAAACACATTTAGTGATAATGTGATGAAACAAGCTATGTTTTCTGCTTCTTTAAAAAGAAGACTAGGAACAAAAGAATTTTATAATATAATAAAGTCAGGTAAGTTTTCTCAAATAGATGATGCTACTTTAAAAGGTGCTATAAATGATTCTCTTGAATTTGTTTATCAAAAATCTTTTGATATGTATGGAAAAGATACAGGTATGTTTGAGAAACTTGCTGCAGGAACTATAAAGGCACACAGAGAAATGCCTTTCTTTGTATCTTCTGTAATGCCTTTCCCAAGATATATAGCCAATCAATTTAAGTTCGTTTATGAACACGCACCCATACTAGGCTTACTACCTGCGTCAAGAAAAGGTGCAAAAGAATATGATGTATATAACAGAATGGCAAAACAAACTATGGGTCTATCCATGTTAGCTATAGCATATGGTTGGAGAGACTTGAATGGACAGGATACAGAATGGTTTGAATTTAAAGATAACACAGGCAAGATAATTGATGGTCGTGCTACGTATGGTCCTTTTGCACCATATATGTTAGCAGCAGATATACTTCATAGATACTTCAATGCAGACCCAACAGATGTAGGAACTATATCTGCATCTGCTACAAAATATAGAAGAGACGCTATACAATCTATGTTAGGTTCTAGTTTTAGAACAGGTTATGGTGTTTATGCCATTGATAAACTAATGATTGACCTCACGAGTGGTGCATCAAAAGGAGAGATAACTAGTAAATTATTAGGAGAATTTAGTGCTAATATATTAAATACATTCACTCTTCCTGTTGCTATAGTCAAAGACTTTTACTCTCAGTTTGATAAATTTTCAAGAGCTATACCTGAAACAAGAACAGGTGAGGTAGACTTTCTGTCTATATTTTTAAATAGAGGTACGAGAGCATTTCCTGATGTAGGACCTGAATATGACTTACCATTAAGGAGTCCTTTTAGAAAAGGAGACTTATATGCCATAAACCCACTAGAAAAACAAATATTTGGATTTAATAAAGGTCCTGCAAAGAACGCTGTTCAGAGAGAAATGTCAGAGTTACAGTTAGGTTGGTTTGACTTATATAGCAAAGACCCTAATGAAACCATAGATTTAAGATTAAGAAGAGAATTAAGTGAGCCTAATGGTAAGTTAAATTTAGTAGATAGGGTAACTGCTGCTATGGAAAATCCTCTATATGCAGATTTAAATAGAGCCGAAAGAGTTCCTAAATTTAGAGCTTTAGTAAAAACAGCTATAACTGAGGCTAGAGTAGCAGTTAGAGAGAAGATACAAGCTGAAGAGGTAGAGGTCGCTAAGAAGTTTGAACCTGAATTAAATGCTAGAACTATCGTTACAACTGTTGATATAGCTGATTACAACGCTTTACCTAGTTATAAAAAGAACGCAGTTACATCTAGATATAGAAGATTATTTCCTGTAAGAGAAGGTGAAGAGTTTTATGAAGGTAAAAACATAAGAGTAGACGCTGATAGAATAATAAAAGGTGTGGATGGTAATGCTATAAGTGTCATGCAATGGGCATTAGAAAATGCAAAAGACGTACCTGCTATCTAGTATCCCCTGACCCTTGTATAGTGCCTCTCTTCTTTCTGTCATATAACTTATCAAGATTATTTTCCATTAGCTTACCAAGACTAACATTTAGTTCTGTAGCTAACATGGCACAATACCATAACACATCACCAATCTCTGATGCTAAATCAGATTGTGTGCCATCTCGTATTAATTTTTTAGCTTTCCCTGCTACCTCTCCTGCTTCACTTGTAAGACCTAAAACAAGATAAGGCAACGCATCTTTCTTTGGATAGATTGCAGTTGCCTTTGCCTTGTTCTGATACTCGTCAGCAGTTATCATGCTTTTATTTTTAGATTGCATGAACTTCTTTGCTTCTTCCTCTAGTTTCCTCACGTTTTAACTTCTCCAAGTTCTTATAATATGCAAAGTTGTATCCTCTTTGCCACTCTCTGTGTTGCATAGTATTTTGATTGTAAGGACTTACTGTAGATATTATCTTAGTTCCTTTCTTGCCTAAGTTTTGTATGTACTGTTTCCCCCTGAAAGCATTTACACCTCTTTCAAACTGTATTCTTAGAGGTGCATCATACTTATTTAGATTTGGATTTCTCTTCTTTTTGCTCATTAATCTGCTTCCTCTCTAAATATTTCATTATCATTGATAGCCTATCATCATATTTACCAATCTCTGCTACTTCTTTGTCCATAGCTTCTATAATATCAGAGTGCTCTCCAATACCTGTAGACCTACTTAAGTATATTTCTACGTTAGCTATATGTTTATTTATATGCCCAACGTAGTAAGATTTTAATGCTGATAATAACATTTCTCTCATTAGTTTTCTCCTTTAAATGTTTTAATTACGTCAGAAGAGAATAGTTTCTGTATGTTTAGTAAGTACATCTTAGATGCGTTATTATCTCCACCTGACACAGACCTCTTGTAGTCTAGTTTGTCAATAAGTTTTTTAAGATTATTAACATTAAACACCAATGTGCAAAAAACATCATCCCCTACACATAAGTTATGAAACCAATAGTCTGCTTCTGTAGCATTGATACCACTAGGCTTACCATAACTTTCATACTCAATGGCTATGTTACCTGTTCTTTGCCACATATCTCTTTCACTCTTGACTTCAATCTTTTTGTCTTGCAACATATCTGCTACATATTTTTCTCTGACCTGACCATAATGTAAGTCTATATCAAATTTCTTTCTGTCTTCTATACTCGGTTCAAGTTTTTCCACGATTAGCTCCTTTGGCTTTTGGTTTAAGATGTAATAGTTCTCTTATATGTAACTTTCTACCTTTAAAGAAAACGATTAAGTTGATTGTCGTATTTATAGTGATGGCAATAAGTAACCACCATTGCCACCATAATATATCTTCTGCTCCTTCTAACATTAACTAGCTTCTATGTCCACTATCTCACAGACACCTGCAGTACAGGCTAACTCTTTACTGCCACTAGTTGTGTCTTCCTTTTCAAACTCCTGTAGCCTACTCCAATCTATAGTAGTTGGCATAGCCTTTGCCAGTGTATTATATTCTTCTTCCTTTATATCCTGATAAGGAGCTTGTTTATATGTATGTTCACTAAAAGGTAAAAAGGATATGCCTGATACCTCATCAAAGTTATCGTATACCCATGCACCAACTCGCATCCATTCATGCTCCTTGACAGATATAGTTACAGATGGTTTATGCTCACACCAATGTCTCTGAAACAACAACCAATAGTCTAGTTGCTCTATAGCAGACATCTCAGTTCTAGTGATAGCACCTGATGGTGATTTCATAGGAAAGCTAAACACAGTCGTGCTATCAGGCTTCATGACATCAGGCTCTGCAGGAATACCTGCGTCTTTCATAAACTGTGTGAGTGGGTCTTTGTTATCGCCACGCACAGTTCTAACATAGAAAGGGTTGTGTCTTGCATGAATGCCACTTGCACTGTCAACTAGCTGTGATACTGTTCCTGATGGCTTGATGCAAGTGATTGCAGTTGACTGTGGTATACCTAAGTCTTTAGCAATCTTCTTGTTGGTCTCTACTGCTACATCTCTCAGTGCCTGTAGATTAACTATTAGATTACTATTATCAGGAGACAACACAGGACAATCAAGTATGCCTGTTAGTGATACACCTAATAATCTTTCTTCTTCTGTGTTATCTTTCCACACTTTTCTTAGATATTTAAATCTAGTTAACGTAGATTGAAATGTACCAAGAATAGTGGCTAATCTAACTTTATCTTTTAGAGTTTCTATATCATCTGTTTCACGTGCAACAACTTCTGTTAAATTACAGAACTGATATGGTCTAAGTATAATTTCACTACAGGGATTGCAACCAAAGTAATAGTCTGCATCTCGTCTGCCATTCTCAAGTGCTTTTACTTTGGCAGCCTGTCTGTTAAAGATGCCACGTTCACCTGATTTAGATTCATATAATGATGTCCACTCTCGCATGAATGTACCCATCTCAGGCTTACCTTTGAATGCAACAGAGTTGTTAGCCAATGCTCTTTGACCTTCATTCTCCCACCATTGTCCTGATTTGGCATGACGCATTTGGTCATCACCTAAGTTAGACAAAGATATGAGAGCAGAACGTCTGACACCACCAACAACAACAACCTCACCTATCTTGCACATGATATCATGGCATTCAATAGGAAACAAACGTCTGCCCTTTGCACCTGTAAACTTTTCTATGCAAAACTGAAATAGCTCTTCAAGAGGAGCAGGTCCTGATGCCCTGCCACCAAAGGTTTTTAGTCTTGCACCTGCAGGTCTTACCTGTGAGACATCCCATGTAGGTATTTGTCCTACATATAACATAGCAATGAGTTCTCTCAAGGCTTTTGCCCAACCTTGTCTGCTATCATCTACCCTAATTGTTGTAGTGCTATTCTCAAAGTGCTCATTTACTATAGGAAGTTTATCTACATTCTCTCGTTCAACAGAGAAGCCAACACCTGTGCCACACATAAGAATATACATACACTCATCAAAGCTACGAGGACTATCAACAGGTATATAACTACAGTTGTAACCTGCAACATGGCATCTGTCTAAAGCTACTCCTGATGTCATTAATGCTCTCATGCTTGGCATGATACCCAAAGACATGATAGTAGTAGATAGCTTTTCTTTGAGTGCTTTAGTTAAAGTATAATTATGATTCTTATTAAGATGGTCTTCCATGTAATCAAAGTATCTGTCCACAGTTTCAACCCATGTCTCTCTTCTTTGCTCGTCTTCTTTCCATCTTGCGTAACGAGATAACGCAATAAAATTTTGATAGTCTGTTGGTAAATAATTTCTCATCTAGGTCTCCATTAACACTTTAACTTGTTTTACTTTAACTCCATCCACGTCATAAAACAACTCTTTAACATATTCCTCAAAGTCTTCTCTTACATCTCCGTCAGAGGGAACAGGATATTCTTCTTCGTCAACATCCAATGTCAACATCATTTTTACTTTTATCATTTTCTACTACGTCTATTAGTTTTTTGAGATACCATTGTGCTTTATTTAAATCTTCAACACCATTCTTATACCTGTATCTCCAAAGGTATTTCATTATATTACCTTGCAAGTAATGCTCAAAGCCATCATCTGTCATAGCCTTGATTGCATCAATACATTCTATCCCTGATTTATTGTAGTGAGGTGGATGATTAACCATATCCTGTTTCTCTAACTCTTGCTTCTCTCTCATCCTCATGTACTCCATATGCCTTAACATTATTTCTTCTTCTTATCAAATGATACTACTATAACATTGTCTTGTTTGTCAATTATTTTTGGCTTATTTTTTATGTTATCTAACTCATCTTGTAGCTTTAAATAATCCAAAGCTCGTGTTCTTATATCTTCATCTTTTTCCATCATAGGAATACTAGCACATATAATTCTACAAAATTCTAATACACCATAGTAATCCTCATCATTCATGGGATTTTCTTTAGATGATACTACTGAAACATCAACTTCCCCTGTCCATCTTTTAGCAGGGTTTAACATAGGCTTTACTTGTATAAGAAAGTCTTCAGGATTTATATCATCTAATTTTGGCATCTTTTCTTCTGTCTCTAATATCTATTTTTGCAGGGTGTTTCTTTTTACCCTTTTCTCTTATCCAACTAATAGGTATAGTTTTATCGCTAAACATAAAACCATGCTCATTGCACCAATCAGCAAGAGTTGTCTTACTACCTTTGTATATTTTGGAATTGCTATTGCTAAAAACAAATCTAATATCTAAATCAGGGAATTGCTTCTTGATAGCTATTGCCCTAACTCTTTCTCTAGGTAGAAACCTGCCTTTAGCTTCTATAATTATTCCGTTTCTTAAAATGAAATCAGGGGTGTAGGAACGATACATTATCTCTTCCCACCTTATTTTTAGAGTTTCGTATTCAAACTTAGCTCGTCTTTTCTTTAAGTCTTTTACTATACTATGCTCTAAACCACCCCTGTATCCATCTTCTAGTTGTGCTCTGCCAAACACTATGTTAAGTCTCTCCAATACCAATTAAAATGTGTGGCAGTTGAAGGATATCCAAGAGCTTTCATCTCTTCTTTTACTGCTTCGTCAGCTAACTTTTTAGCTTCCATTGCTTCTCTTAGACCTTTGGTTCTGAGTTCACGATAGGCTTTCTTAGCTTCTGCTAACTCTTTCTCCATTTGTTCTATTTCGTTTTTTAAATCCTCTACTTTTTTCTCCACTATATACTCCATATATTCTTTGCTTCTTTCTTCATTGCATCTGACCATTCCCATTTATCAAAGTTAGGGTATTCAAAAGAAGCTAACTCATGCTTGTCATCACTAAGAGACAAGAACCTTTGTATTGTAAAAGCAACATTTTTTAGTTGCTTCTTATACTTAGTTAAATTACCTTATGTTGCTTTGAACTAGCAAAGAACAGGTCTACACTTTTCTTGGGATATGCCATAGAATACATAGCCATTTGTCTTTTTTGTGCTTCAGTAGGATTAGATGGCATTCTATTTGTGGTCTTTAAATCAACTATCTTGTCTTTAAACAAGAAGTCAACATATCCCATAATCGGCACAGGCAAGTCCTCAACTTTAACTTCAACCTTTTCTTGATAGGTTTCAAGATTTTCGTAGTTAAAGTTTTCGTCAAGAACAGTGCCAAAGCCTTTAAGAGCATCCTTTTCTTTCAAGGTTTTACCATCATTTAAATCTACACCTGATTCACAACACAAGGTTATGAACTTGGTATCAAGAGCTTTAAAATCAAAGAAACCTTTCTCATATTTTTCAGCTAAAGCATACTCTTCAGCAATACCTCTTACTGCACCTGCACCACTAGATGACCTGACACCAAAAAGGTATCGCATAATCCACAATGGCTTATCTCCTATGAAAGTGTTTATACTACTAGGAGATAAGTAATTAATATTGTGAACTGCAAATGGATTATTGCTTCTCACTAAGCTACATCTTCCTCTGTGACATCAATAAAACTATCAACTGTATTTTTATCGTCATCACTTATGTCTTTTTTAGTTTTCATATCCCACTCATTGTATATATAAGTGTTATAATTATCTATCCAAGCCATGAAGTTAATGAAAGTATCTTGGTCATCTTTAGATACATCCATTTTCTCTTGTAAATCAAGAGTGTATGTAGGCAGGTAAAAAGAATTACCATTAGGAAGTTTCCTCTCCTCAGTATTCAGAGCAATAGAATGTTCAACAGGTAATCTCTTTACTTGTGAGAACTTTTTAAATGGCTCTCCCATAGTTTTGAAAGCATCTCTGTTGTCTATTTCCCAAATAAAAGGAATTGTTCCTCTATCTACTTTTTTACCATTCTCATCAACAGAGTCAACTAAATCGACTGTGCCAAAGATGACACGAACTCTTTTGATTTGTCTGATAACATCCTGTGTTTCCACAGGCAATGCCTTAAAGTCTTTGATATAACCTGTAGGCTTACCACAATTAAACTTACCTTGATTGTCTTTTAAATCAACATTCAAGTTGTCTGACATTATGGTTTTATGATATATCCCCAAAGGCTCTCCTTGCTTTGCAGACATATTCTTTACAAACCTCTTGTACATAAATCTTTGTATAAAAGGTCTTATTTTTGCTGACGTGCCATAGAGTGTGGTCTCTTCAGGTATCTCTAACTTGTATGTACCACCCTTTACTAACACTTTGTCTGACCCAATAATAGGACTATGGTTAATCCTAAATCTTGGCAATGACTTAGGTTTATCATCTGATGATGATGTTTCTCCTGACATTCCCATAGCTTTAGCCATAACTGCATAGTTATTGGTATCAATAGTCGTTACTTCATTTACCATATAAGTTTTCTCCTTTATAAAGTTGTATCGTTATATCACAAAACATCTTTTGTGTCAAGCCAATTATCACCTATTTTTGCTTCAAGTAACAATGGCACATTGAAATCAATCTTAAAATGTTGACTTACTAAATCTGTTATTATTTCGTTCATACTCTTAATTATAAATGTTACTTTATCTACCTCATTTGGATGAACATCAATAACAATAGAATCGTGTACAGTATTTACAATACAAGACTCTAATTTAGACAACTGCCTGTCTATTTCTAATAATACTAAAGGCACAATATCAGCAGTAGCAAATGATTGCACAGGATAATTCTTTATCTGTGTGAAATGAGACACTTTTCCATAAGAATTTCTTCTTACATCAGGAAATGCAAACTCTCTACCTGATGGTGTTGTTATTTTACCTGTTCCTATAGCCTCTTTAGCCAATTTGGAATGCCATAATGCGATTCCTTTGTACTTTTTGTTGAACTGTTTATAATATGTAGCTTGAGCAATCGTTCTCCCAAATCCTGTTGCTCCGTACAAGGGTGCAAACGTATGTGCTTTCGCTTCTTGGCGAGATATTTTCTCCCCTGCATCACTAATAACACTAGCAGTATAACTATGCACATCAAATCCATCTTCAATCTCCCTCATTGCAGTTTTATCTTGTGATAAGAATGCTGACACTCTAAATTCTAACTGTGCAAAGTCAGCTTCTAATATTTGTCCACCTTCCCAACGAGATACAAACACTTTTTTAACAGGGAATGTACCACCTCTAGGCATATTCTGCATATTAGGGTCAGCACCACTAAATCTGCCTGTTGCAGTTCTGTGTTGTAGCAATCTAACGTGTAACTTACCATCAGATTTTAGGTGTGTTGTTATTCCCTCAACAAAAGATGATAAGTATGTTTCTAATGCTGACAATCTCTGTAAATCTTCTAAAAAGTTTTGTGCATTTGTAAGATTTTTACTCTTAGCTATGTTCTGTAGTATAACTAAGTTAGTTTTATTGACAGTAAAACCATTTGCACTTACCCATTTTGCATTTGGTGGTGTAAACTTTAGTCCTGCTACTGCAGAGGTACGTTGAAAGTGATATCCATTAGAGTTACAATCATTGCAGTTATTAGTATTAGCATAAGGTACACCATTCTTCCTAACCTTTCTTATTTTTCCTGTTCCAAAACAAGTTTGGCATCTCTCTGCCTTTGTTTTGTATACTATGTCTGAATTATCTTTGACTGTTTGTTTGTAATCTTTATCAGGCATATATGGTGTAAAAGAATTTGCCCACATAACCTTGTCTTTTGGCTTTCTACTGTAAATAACCCATGACATTTGTTCAGGACTACTTAAATTAATAGGTGTATCCCCCATTAGTTGTACAACTTGTTCCTTTAACCTGTTCTCTATGGCAATCTTTTCATTCTCAAACTCAGTCTTAACTTTTTCTAATGTGTCAACATCAACTTTGAATCCTCTTTTATATATCTTAGCCAATGCAACTGCCACTTTGTTTGTTAGTATAACAGTTTCCATCAAACCTGCATCTTCCAAACTATTTAATCTCATGTATTGTCTTTGACTAAGTTGTTGTGTAGCTTCCAAGTCTGCTATCAAGTATTCTGTTAACTCATCTCTTGGTATTTCATCTGTTGCATAACCTTTTGCAAAGTAATCTTTCAATGTGTCTTGCTTTTTAGTAGGTAGGTCATATCTATTTGCACAATCTTTTAGGTGCAATGGTTCTTTAACACCTCTTTGTAACACATACTCTGTAAGCATTGTGCAGAATATTGCACCATCATATTTAAATCCTGATTCCCACAACCACATCAGGTCATAAACAAAGTTATGTCCTATAAGTATAGTTGCCCTGTCTAACAAAGATTGTATAGCATCAAAGTTATTCTCTTCGCCATCCATGTTAAACAAATGTCTTGTTCCATTATCCTCAAGACAACCCACCATGACTAATTTATTGTCAGCTTCAAATGGGTCAAGATGCATCTTGCCATCTCTCTTTGTTACTGTATTTTCTACATCAAGTGTTAGCTTCATTGCTAAATAAACCCTCTTCTCTTTGTAACTGTGTGTGTTCAGCGTGACAATTAGCACAAAGAACTCTACACTTTCTCATTTCATCTTTAATTTTTTTTAATCCACAAGAACTCATCCTACTAATCTCTCTCAACTTTGAGTTTACATCTAAATGGTCAAACTGTAAAGCATCACTACATTTTTTATACCCACATACCTGACAACCAAAATAAAGTTTTACCCTTTTAATATATTTTTTAGTTTTCTTAACGTGTTCTTTTTGTTGCTTTCGTTTACGTGAACGTATTTTAACCATAGTCTGTGGTGAGTTCCACATCTCATATACTTTATCTCCTCTTTTGTAATAGTACATGAATGTATATCCATCTTCTCTTACGTCATAGTGTTTAAGAGGTAAATTTAAAGCATCTGCTTCTTTCCGACTTAGATACTCCATTTTCATTTTGTAAATAGGTAAGTTCACTATAAATATCTAGCAGTTAAATAATCTAATTCACAATGTTCAACACCATGCCAACCTGACAATTTATTCTTTACAACATTCAAATGTCTTGCAGGACTTTCTTCTTCGTTATCAGGATTTTTGACTGCATCTTTAGCTATCAAAAGCATCAAATCAGCTTCGGCAGCCTTACCTGTTCTACTACCTTCCATCATAGCCTGATTCAAGTATACCTTGCCCTCTGCTTCTGCTGACAGTTGCGACATATAGAATATTGCACACTCGTGTATCTTAGCTATCTGTCTAGCATGAATAGCATTAGCTTTTAGAGCTTCGTCAGGTCTAGCAAAGCCACCTGACCTTGCAAACTTATCTCCCATATCAAGTATGACTATGTCAGGCTTGTATGATTTGCAAACACTCTCAACCCATGCCATATCACGACCTGATGCATCTTTGATAAATATGTTCTTCTTAACTGTTTCATATATATCTCTAGCTTTCTCAGGGTTCTTTTTTATGTCATGCATTGTCATGCCTGTTGCTGATGTTAGATACCTTGCACCAACTCTATGTGCTGATTCTTCGTTACATAACACAACACACTTAGCACCTTGATGTGCAAAGCCACCTGTACTAGCAACGAGTGATGCATGAAAGGATGTCTTGCCTGTGTTTGGTCTAGCACCTACTTCAATCAAATGTCCTGCAGAAACTCCCTCTACTTTTCTAGTCAAGGCAGGTATGTTGAATGTCCACTTAGCTTCCAAGCTATTCTTGGATATCAAAGTTTCTAAACTCATGTCATCCCATTCTATGTTAAGATTCGGTGTAAAATCATCTCCATATAATTCAAGAATATTTCTAATGGGTTCAAGAGAGGATTGATTACCATTGACATAATCAAAGCCGATATTAGCAATGTCTTCGCCAACAACTTGCTGAAATAACTTAGACAATACTTCTTGTGCAACGTCTTCTCCAAGTGGCTTCTCCTTTTTTATTCTGCTAAACAAATCCAAGTAGGCTTGTTTCTGTGCAGTAGTCATTGATGGATTGCTTGATATAAACAAGGCTTCAATCTCATCAGGTGTTACTGTTCTCTCATATGTTGACATTGCTTTATCAACAGATTGCTTTATCTTTCTCACATCTTTGCTAAACAATCTATCAGGACACTTAGCACCTCTATGTTCATCATAGAATGGTTTGTCCATTAAACTTCTAATTAACGATAGTTCCATGTTGGTTCTCCTTTGGGGTTAGGGTATATAAGTTATTTAAGTCTTCTTCATTCCTGTATTTTAAATCGTCATTCAATCTTAAAACTTTTACATCAGGCACATGACCTCTTAGTTCTTTTGCAAAGGCTAGTGTTTTGGGCATTGCATCAGGGTCTAGTGCTATAATCACAGTCGAGAATTGCGATAGATACTGCCTGTGTGATTCGCTTAATGATGTTCCCAACACAGCTACCCCTACAAAAACATCACTACCTACAACAGTAGCACTAATGCAATCCTCAACTACGATTGCTACACTACCACAACCAAAATAATAAGGCAAGTTCTTTTTTCCATATCTTTTCCACTTAGGAAGTCTGTGTGTAACTGCTTTGCCTATGGCATCAACAATCACACCATTCTCCTTGATAGGAAACACCACCCTCTTATCTTTTATATCGTAATGTAGATTCAATTTATCACAGTCTAGTTCCCAAAGCTCACAGAAATCCATGACCTCTCGTCTATAACCATGATGTACCACAAACTCAGGCATAGTGAATTTATCATCTAGTTGTTTAACTAATTCTAATGATGATTTAATATCATCTACAGATAAGTGTATTCTTTTTGACCCTGACAATCTACAGGATGCTTTGTAACAGTTCCATAAAAGATTGCCCATATTATTTGTAACACTAAAAGTTTTATAGCCATTACAATTAGGACAGTTTAATCTTTTACTTTCTCCTACACTTAAATGTAAATCATTTATATATGTATATATACTCATATATGTATCACTTCCCTGTGGCACTTAATATGCTTATACCATAGTTTTTTCGAGTTGTCAATGCATTTTTTGCAGAGTCAAGTGTATTTTTCATGTAAGGCTTTACTGACTGTGGGTTTGCATGACCTGTAACTGACATAATTTGACCCATTGAAACTCCTGCTTCAACCATCTCTGTAGTACCTGTTCGTCTTAAATCAGCGATTCGTAGCTCATCAGGAAGTCCACAGAGCTTGATTACCTTTCTAGCCACTATGGATAGCCTATGAAGAGTATAGGGGTTGTATGAGCTTCTAATCGCCTTTGGTACAGGTGCAACATATTCTTGAAAATCATAATCTCTTTTCTGTTCTTGCAACATTTCAAATAAATCTTCACTAATTGGAAGACTAACACTTGCACCTCGTTTAGATTGCTCAAGATTCAGTACACCATTGTTAAAATCTATGCTTTCAAACTTGAGTAACCTCATATCTCCTACTCTTTGACACCATTCATAGGACATTTGTACAATTAAACCTATGCTCCTGTACCTAAAATCACTATAACAAAAGTCAAGTAGTTTTTTTATCTGTTCTCTTGTCCAAATTACCTTTCTAGGCTTGTTAGTTTTACATTTAAACGTAGAGAATGGATTATATTCAACATAACCCATCTCCATTCCAAATGAATATACTTTCCTAGATGATGCGACAATATGATTCGCCATATAAATGCCTCTTTTTAGCCACACTTCATATGATTGTCTAGCCATAGCACCTGTTAGTTTATCAGCTTTAGTTATACAAATAGAATGCTTATTCAATTTTGTGTTTAACATTAGCTCTAAACAATTTGAATAATCTACTTTAGTTTTATAGGCTAACATACTGTAATCACTAGACTTATAGTATTCATCTACTAGTTGTTTAACTGTTATTTTTGCCATGTCATACTCCTATGTAACATGAAAAGTATAATACTACTATTGCACTTATTAGTAGTACAACTATAGCATCATTGTTGGGGTTCATAACTACACCTTTATAGCTATATAAATACACAATGCTATTATCAGTAGCTTACCATAGTCGAGGTCAAACTTTGTACCCTCTCCAAATTTTTTATGATAATCTACATTAAAAAAGTCTGTTATTCTATGCCACATTTTTTTCTCCTTTCTATTCAAATGTTTTTTCTATCCATACTATTTTTCCATCAATCATATCTATAATTTGTTTGGCATCATAAGCCATCATATAGATATAAAAAGTACCATATTCCTCTTTACCTCGTGGGTGTTCTATTTCTACATAATATCTATTCATGTTCTCCACCTTTGTCGTTATCGTCATACTTAATTCTCTTACCATTGTAATACATATATCTACTTCTGCTTGGTGTATGATAGCCTTTCTTCAAAAAGAATGTAGGCTTTCTCTTTGCAGTTTCAAATGTAGCTACAGTTAAAACAATAGCACTTATTAGAAATACATGGGCAATGGCAGTTATACCAAACACCCACATACTACCAAAGTACATAGAAAAAACTATGCACCACATCCATGCTAATACTTGCATGACCATGTGTCTAGTGTTCAAGTCAGGTATATGTCGCAATGGATTACGTTGATGATTCATAACTGATTGCCATGAATCGTGTACTATTTTAGTCATTCTCTGTTCCATCCTTTATCCTAGTTCTACATACATTTGTACCTAACATATCAAACATAGTACAACCATAATCATAGCCTTGTTTATAATAATGGTGTGATTGTTTTTCATCTCGTTCTCCATGAAGTAATCCATCTGCCACACCATCTTTAAATGCACTTAAAATTTCATTAACTGCTAGTTGTCCTACAGAGCCATGCCTATCTATAAAAGAATTAGGTATTTTTTCAGTTGTATCACTAGTCGCTAGTTGGTCTCTTTGTATTGCCATTTTTCATCTCCTATTTTTTATCTATGTAAACTCTTAGATGTGTTGATTGCTCTATACTTTGACCATAATGGGTAGCACCTGTACCTTTTAACTCAGGCTTGATGTGTTGCCCTCGCACTCTCATGGTATAGGAATCATGGTTAAGATATACTTTCATACCTCTAGTTAGCTTTTTGCCATACTCATTGTTAGGTATCTCAGCGAATACATATCTAGCTCCTCCAAATTGCATGGCATCATGGTATGCTTTTTTATAATGCTCATTCTCTTCAGATAGCTTTTTTATTATGTCATCTTTCTCTTCAATGATAGAGTCAAGTTTATCTATCTTGCCATGCAGATTGTGATATTCTTGTGTATCATTATTAGTTAGTTGTGTTTTATAAACCTCTATGTCCTCTTTAAGGCTTTCTACTACATTAGCAAGATGTACACCCTCATTAACTGCATCATCTTTTTCTTTTCTTAACTCCTCAAGAGTATAATCTCTTGGCTTTGTTTCCTTTTGGCTAGATAGCTTTACAAAAGCTCTGACCATATGTTGAAAGTCCATATGTGAGATAGGTATATATCTATCCTCTTCTTTTGAATAGTATGCCTTGTAATTCAAGTCATACATATCACTTGCAAGTTTACCTGTGGTTGTTGTTGCACCTAGCATTGTTACTACTCTGTGTATTTTCATTTTGTTCTCCTTTCATTTTCCCACTTATAAAATATGTGGTCATCTATTCTAGTTATATAAGTCTTTGTTTCTGCCCAACTTGGGTTAACGTAGTAGGCATGATAATGTGTTGCACCTTCGACAAAATCATCTAGGTTGCCATAGTATACACCTTTAGCAACTTTGAGTGCAACATCCCATGCTTTCTTTTCTCTTGCCTTATCACTCTTACCATCACAATACCAACTGAATTGACACTTGTTCTTGATAGGTAGTGTAGGTTTCCATTTGTATGTTAATCCCTGTTTAACGACATCACATACGTTGTTTGGATATCTTGAATCCTGTACCCTATTCATAACTACTTGTGCAACTGCCACTTGACCTATGAAACTTTGGTTTTTAGATTCGTGATATACATTTAAAGCTAAACACATGATTGATTCAAGTATCATTTTGTCCACCTTTCATCCCATATAGGATTGTCTAATGTATATTCTTTTGGTTGTTCTTGTATTGTTTCATGCAATGCTTTTTGGAATCCACTATATCCATCAAAGCACGACAACACAACCATACCATCATGCAATGGTAGGTTTTTAATTATATGTTTAATGGTAGGAATATTAAAACCATTGCCTAGCATCTTGTATCGCTGACTATTTGATACATGATTAGTGTAGTCATCAGATAATCCTTGTAGTCTTTCACACTCTAATGGTGTTAGCTTTCTCCATGTCATATCCTTAACTAAGATATTATCTTTTTGTACAGTAGTTAAACAATTAGTTTTATCATCATCCCTTACTTCTATTTGTGTAGTGAAAGGTAAATCTAATTGATAGTCTTTTCTAACACCATCTTTGTTTAATCTCCTGTTGACAATACGACCACCTTTAGTTGAATAAGTAGCTACTTTAGGTTGCCTGTTGCCACCTTGCATTGTCAATAGAGTTGGTGCTTTACCATCCTTATGATAAACTCTTTTGGCTTGTTCATGTTTGTAATGTGCATATTCTTCAGCATGACCAACTTCAATACAACCTACCATAGTACGTTGTTTTCTTTGGATACTATTCCACCATACTGCACCATTGTAGGTAGCAGTTAGACAATGTGATTTACCCTCTTTGCTAGTCATTTCATCACAGGCTATGCCATCTTCTTGTAGTATGTCTTGTAAGACTATGCCTTTATCTTTAATGTCCATATCAACAGGAATGTTTGTCCAATATAATCTTTTCCTGTTTTGTGCAGTAAAGTTACTAGAGTTAATCATAATAGGTTTTACTCCTAGATACTTTGATATAACGTCTTGATACTCTTGTTTCATCACTACGTTTTCAAGTAAAAAGTATTTAGGTTTTAGTGTGTCTTTTAGTCTGACAAACTCAAAGAATAATTTACTACGTTCATCATTAAAGTTTAGTTGTTTTCCTGCAAAGCTAAATCCTTGACATGGACTACCACCTACTAGAATATCTAGTTCTTGATTCCATTCCAATGGTGGTTTGATTTGTGTTACATCCCCTAATTGTATTGTGTTAGGGAAGTTAGCTTGAGTTACTTTGATAGCATACTTATCTATCTCACTCGCATAGTATTTGTATTTCATTTGTGTTGCTCCTGTAGGTGTTGTGTCTATGTTATATAACTTAACTTAGGTAGTGTCAAGTTATATTTTTCATTGTAGTTTTATTTGATGTGGTAGCCAAAAGCTATTACATATTAAATAGTATGTCTTACCATTATCGTGGTGGTCATAGTATCCTGTAATCTCGCCCATAGCTATATGTTTTTTATCGTCAGATTGTGCTATGACTGATGTTCCTAATTTGTATTTATATTTAGTCATATTATTCTCCATAATATTTTTCTACTTTGTTGTATAACTCTTTTAGGCTATCTTGATTAGCTTGATATAGTATTCCTATACCACCTTTGTCTATCCATTTTTCTATATTCTTTGGCTTATCATCTATTAGGATGTTGCCTAGAGTATATAAACTATTCCTTGCATACTTTTCTTTTCGACCTGTAAAGATTGCATCACTTGGTTTATAGTTATGTTTAGATAGCCAATGCCTTTTCCAAAAGGATGAATTGTCATTGTCGTATCTTAATGGGGATGAAAGTATAATCCATTCTCCATTTGTAAGTTTATTTATATAACTAATCAGTTTGTCGCTAGTCTTAAACTTAGGTATAGTTCCAAAAAAATCAGTTCCTTTTAAATCTTTTATGGTTTTATCTATATCTAATTCTTTCCAATGCTTTACGTTGTATTTGTTTTCTAATGCTTTGAAAAAATCAGCTATCACTCCATCCATATCTATGTAAACTTTTCTTTTGATGTGTTGGTTAAGCATTTTATTATCCTTTCTTTTAGTTGTACAAGTAGACTACACTATTATAATCTACTTGTCAACAGTTTAGTTATGCAACTAATTCAAGTTTCTTAAATTCGTTAGAGGATATCCATTTAGAAACTTCTTGTTCTCTTGCCCACATTGATAAACTTTCAGTATCATTGCCCATTTCTTTTAGCTTAAATCCATTTTGGTCATCAGCATAACTAGAGTAATTAGTAAATGCAGAATATAAAGCAAATACGTTTGCTCCTCTATTGCCAACTTCATGTTGATATAGAGCATTCATTTTTTCAGCTTTTCTATCTGATTTAACTATGCCTTTTATGATATCAGCAACATCAACTCCATCAAGTTTTATATTTGCCCATGCCTG